GGTATATTGCTTTGTAAATATGACATTTAACATCTCCATCTTCTTCTCGCTTGCCGTAACCTTGAATTTGGATCTTTTGCTGCTTTAGGGAATTTTTTCATTTGACCTGCGGAACGTGCACAATAGGATTTCCTACGTGCTGCTCGTTTCCCTGTAGGCTTCTTCTCAGTTACTGCCGTTTGTAGTTTGCTGCCGGGATTTTTCCGACGGTATTTTGCAACGCCCTTGGCTGTCATGCCAGCGCCTTGTTTAGTGGGGCGCTTGTCCCCACTCTTAATCGACATACCTTTCATGTCGTCTTTCTTACGCTTTACTGTACCACCACGTTTGTAGTACCTACGCATTAGAATATCTTCCGCATTACTAACGTTATTACATAACTTTCGCCATCATCAAGCGTACCTGTGGTTACTGCAATATCGCCCGTTGGTGAGCCGTTACCTGCTTCTGTACCAGCGTCTTGAGTAATACTGTCTTTTGTAATACCGCCCCATTCAGAACCATAGTCAAGATCAAAAGCGCTATTAACACCAGTAGAGTGCCCTAAATGCGCAAAAGGGTATATAACAGTTGCCGCCCACCCTAATGTTACATGCGTTACGGTGGCCGTACTACTAATAGAACCATAGATTCTTTCTACAGCAACACCTGACATAGCCGTGCCATCAGAGTGGTTGTACGCGGAAGCACTAATGTCAACCATTACTGCCTGATCTTCTTCAGTGCCGTCACTAAATAACACCCGTTGAATAACTAATTTACGGTCGGTATTGGCTAGCACTTGTGTTGTGACTGAATTAGCCATAATTTATACCTCCTAGTTATTAAGCGTCGTAACCGAACAGCTCTATTAAAAGTTTGCCCGCAGTGTAGTCAGCGTCTGTTGCCGCACCAGTGGTTAAGTACAAATACTCATTAGCCGCAGGTACAGCTTCAAAAAACACTACATTACTGACTGCTAAATCACCTGAGTTTACAAGTAATGTTTCAGTAAGACTACTAATAGCCCCGTCTTCAACACCTGTTGCTTCTGTTGCTGAGTGCACGTTAATGTCAGGATCACCGCCAGCAGGAGTTTCAAAACAAGTCATGCGACCTGCTAAGATTGTTCCGTTTTGTGCCGCAGTAATTTGACCAATGTGGCAAGCATTTGATGTTCCATTGACACCAATAATGTCACCAGAACCTGTAGAACGTAATCCAGTTAAATCAATAAGAAGTCGGGTAGTGATAATACCACCTTCTTGAATTATAGAACTACGATAAACCGTGTCTGTACCACCAGTTATACCAGTGCCAGCTTCAGTAGCAAGTGTATTTGCACTTAAATCAGCAACACCAGTAGAGCTAATGGACATGTTAGTTGTGATAGCACCAGTAGTGCCATTTTTGGTAATAGTTTGAAAGCCGCCCTCAGATCGGACTGGCCCTTGAAAAGTTGTATTCGCCATGTTGTTCTCCTGTCTTGGCTAATGTCTACCCGCGGGATTGCGATTGGTAGTCAGGGACATATAAAGAGTATACCAAAAAGAAAGGGAGCGCAAGGCTCCCTCTCAATCTTTCTTTTGCTGGTCAATTAAGAATCAGCACCTGCACCTGTGATCGCTAATGGATCAGAAACACCGAAAGAGTATCTCTCACGAGCTTTATAACGACTGTTGCCAGTGTCAAAGTCCGCGTCCATTCCAGTAGTCATTGGAGCACGAGTGAAGTGCTTCAAGCCATTTGGAACATCAGTGGTGAGGAACCAGTTACCTGTATCAGTTAGGTAATGGTTAATTGTGTAACCTTCTGGAACTACACCATTAGTTCTAATGGTGTTGATGTCGTTGTCCGCAGATCCTACGCGACCTTCAGTTTCCAACAAACGAGTTGCAGTAAATTGCAAATCAGATGGGATAATGAGTTTTTTAGGTCGAGCAGCGATTTTTAAACCACGCTCATCAGTCCACTTGCCAATTTGAATAACAGCATTCTCAAGAGAAGTCTCGTTAAGATCAACGTTACCAAGGAAGTTAGAGTTAACTCCACCACTTACTAATGGGTGACTAGCATTTACTAATGTAACACCATCTCCATAAGTTACAGTTGAATCAAACGCAGTATTCAAAATAGCCGCGGCTTTTACTTGTTTAGTGTACGCCATAGCACGAGCTAATGCTTTAGTGTAACGACCCGATAAAGAGTCGTACAAGTTATCTTCAATCGCTTCTTCAGTGATTGAGAAACCCATAGCAACAGTTTCGTGTGTGTAGCGTGCAGTAAACGCTTCTTGTGCAGTGTCATACTCGATTGCTGCACCTTCTGTTTTAGTAGGGGCGGCTCCGAAGCCTGACAATTTAGTTTCTTCCTCAAAAGAACGGTCAGAAGTCTCTGCTTCGTAGATTTCTTTATGTTCTTCACCATATTTAGCATACTCTAAACCAAATAAGGCATTGAGGCCGGGTAATAACTCCTTGAGGAGTTGGGCGCGTGAAATAGCCATTATTTAATCTCCTATGCTAAACCGAGAGAGTTAGTGTACGAATGTACGCCAACGTTATATTTAACCAAGAACTCAGGATAAGTATCACCTTCAGTTCCGGGCACCACACCGATAATTCGCATCGCATGTGTTGATGTAGCGGCAAGAGAACCACCGTTACTACCTACAAGTAATGCCATACCGGATTTGCCAGTTGAAGTACTACCAGCACTTAAAGTTGTTAATTCTGCATTCATACCTACTGCACCTGCAAATCCAGATCCATTAGTGCCGCTGTTGAAAGTACCCAACGCAGCATTACCTTGAATTTGAAATACAGCATTAGGGTCATCATTTACCAAAATAACAACATCCGTAGCACCACCAGTAATGATGTCTGCTGGAAGAAAGTTTTTGAATAAAAGTTGCCCTTCTGCACTGATGTAACGACATCCTTGCATAACACCCATGATACCTGCTGTGGCATCGGTGGTGTCTTCTGAACTACTATGGTCTGAAGCAAAATCTGGGCCGTCAGGAGTAGTTGTAACACCGGCAGGTAAACCTGCTGTGCTTAACTGTACCAACTGCCCGTTATAAATTGCAGTACCTACGTTAGCCTTCACTGGGAATTCACGTAGAATACCGCCATTATATGACCCGCTACCAAGAGAATTTTTTGGTATTAAGCCATTTGGGGAAGCTACACTAGCCATTTTAGATCACCTCTAAAAAATTAATGTTAACTACCTTTACCAAAGGTAGTGTTTGATTTCCTATCATTAAAGATAGGCATTCGTGGATCATTTTCACGCATTAGGTTGTTGTCCACTGCTTCCATCTGATCTTTAGTCATCTGCTCAAAATGTGCCTTGCGTTGTGCAACCATCTCTTGAGGCATCTTACATAACATCAAACCACCAATTACAATGTTGTCTTTGAACTTATCGCTCTCAGTAACAACCATGGTAATCTCAGGGTGGTCGGCAGCTTTGACAGGTTCCCAACCTTCACGTAGCTTAGAGGATATATTTCTGGCGTCGGTTTCACCTAACGTACTAATACGAACCCATTTAAACTTATAGCCCGGTTCAGGGTTTGGCATAGGTAAGATGTCTGGTTGTTCCCATTGTCTTGTAGCCGTAGTTTTTTCACGGGTTTCTTGATCGCGTTTGATTCTATTCTCAGCCATTATGATTTCCTCATGTCTTCTACTAGTTGCCTAGCGTATTGTTCGTTTGATAATCCCAAACGTTTGGCAAGCCGTACTTGTGTTTGCGTTAATGTGACCTTTTTAGGTGATGTGCTCCGCGTAGCGGGTGCAACTACATTGGCTCGTTTCTTTACTTCTTTTGGTGCATCCTCGAATTGATCGGGGAAGACTTCTCGCATACGAGAATTAACTTTCTCGTAGTATTCGTCACTTGTAGGGTCTACACCCTGTTTGACAAGTTTAGTATGAAACCCAAGCGCAAAACTGGTCATTTCGTCGTCTTCTCCGAACCACTTGTTCTGTTCTTTCCAAGACGTAGCTTTCTGATCTACAGCAGGTGTTGAGTTGTTGTCAGGTATTGTTACATTATCTTCTGCTTCTTGTAAAGGCTCTAGCTTGAAATTCTTTACTTTTTCAGCTTTAAGGTTGGCAGCGGTTAGTTTTTCTTGCGCTTCCATAACTTTTTCTGCGTCACCTTCTTCATAAGCCTTTTTATAAGCATTTTTAGCTTGTACCATCTCTATTGCAGATGCTCGCTTAGCTTGTTCTAATAAAGCCTCACGGTTTTTATGTACATCGCTTTTTAATGCTTTGTTTTCCTCGGTTAGTTGTTTAGCAACTTTTATAGCTTCTTGGCGTTCACGTTCAGCCGCTTCTTTGGCACGGCGTTCATCGTGATAGCCTTTTTGTATCTTATTTATGCGTTTTTTAACTTTAGACGAATAGCCTTCAAGTTCTTCATCAGTAACATCTTCTGGAGGTTCTGATGCTTGTCGCCCTTGATCTTCTTTGGGTGTATCATCTACAACCTCAATATCTAATTCGCTTTCTACTTCTGCCTCTGCTTCAGGTTCTAACTCTTTAGCATAATCTTCCTCAGTCTTTTTACCGCTAAGGTCAATTTCTACTGAATTAGTTTCTTCAATTTCTATCTTTTCTTCTGTTTCGTGTGGAAACTCAAACTCTACTTTTTCAAAACCCATAACTCACCTCACGCGTGGTAGATGCCACGAGGGTCAGCAATCACTGCCTCGATGGAATCATCGTTCATTAAACGATACTCTTTACCAGACACAGTAAAACGAGTACCAGTGTTCATGCGAAACATCACGTAATCACCAACCTTACACCAAGGTTCAGCGTTTTTACCT